TGTGTCCTTTTGTGCGAACAATCTCAAGACCCTCTTTGATAAACTCCCAATGGGTTCGTAACTGGTCTTTAGGTATGTAGTGAAATATCATCCTACTATTATATAACGATAATTCCTTGCAACACCATGACTTCCATGATGGACTGTGCAACTACCTTGTGCAAAGGTATCAAAGTAAATGTCTTTTAATTCTTGAGATGAATTATGGTCTAATGGCATAAATACAATGACCGAGTTAAAGCCTATACGTTCATCAGTAAGTGTTGTAGTGGTTGTGCTAGTAGCTGTAACAAATTCACCTGTGTTGTTAGACTTGCCTTCTATTAAGCCATTTACAACTGTGCTAATATCTCTAGGCTCTGAACCTGTAGGGTTTAGCTTGCGGTACATATCACGAGCCATTATCTACCTCCATTAGTAGTAGAGTCTACATCTACCCCTATACAATGTGTCCATGTGCCTGTAGGCACGACTTTAAGTCTATGATAACGACCATAAGACCTTAAAGGTACTCTGCCCTCTGCTGAAGCTGCAACACCTGTTGAGAATGTAATAGTGTCATCTAGCTCACGTCTGGAAGCTACAGAAACTGTTGCAGAGCCATTATCTATTTGTGGTCTTGCTAATGTAACGACAGAGTTATAACCAAATTCTAATTCACCTACAACAAGAGAAGCTGTGGTACTAGCACCTGTAAAGGTTACTATTTTAGTATTATCTATGCCACCAAAAATAAACTTACCACCTGCCCAAAACCTATTATCAAATGATGTGGTAATAGAGTCTACTGTACCATAAGCATCTAAACCTTCTAGGGTAATAGTAGTGCTTGCTAAAGAAGCTACATATTCTGTAGTGGTATCAGCACTTGACCATTTTTTAACTAGCCAATTATAAATAAGAAGTGAACGACCACCTGAAGTATTAGGATAATTCCATACTACAATATTATTTACAGGGTCTACAGCAGAACTCATAGTATCTGATAAAGCAGTATTTAAAGTGCTGTAAAAGTATTCGTCTACCTTGTCATTACCAATATTATAAAGTTGTTGTCCATCACAAGAATAGAAACCATCATCCGCTAGGAAGTATGTCATATTACCATATTGTGTAATTGAACTAGGTGAGTTACATCCTAAATTTCTACTGATTGTATCAAACTGAAAGAATAATGGTGAACCAATGTAAGACATTCTTACGATAGCTCGTTCTAATAAAACTAGACCAAACTCCCCACCTGTGATGCCAACTATGTTACCGCCTTCGGCGATCAACTGATAGTCTGACTGACTTGCACCGCCTGATACCCAATCTGTTTCATCATTAATGTCTGACCATTGAACCTTGTTAGCTTCTGTATCTACATACGCTGCGACTACAAAGTCACGCACTACAGTTATAAATTTGGCTTTAGGTGCTGTTGCTGATACATCTGCAAAAGCTGTAGATGTGCCTATAGTCCATGCTTGTATGACTTGGTTATTATTAGTGGCAAGTAAAGTATCACCAAATTGTGTGAAAGCCCATCTATCAGAGCCAGTATAACCACCACTCTTACTTACATTGGTAAGTGCTAATGTTGTGCCATTGTATTTGAATAATTTAGTAGCACCACCCGCAAAGAGTTCTGTAGATAATTGATATTTAACGGCTACTACGTTATTAAGAGCCTCACTAGCAGCACTAGATAAGTCTGCTGATGCAGGGAATGGTGCGTATCCAACTGTGAGTGGATAGACGTTATTAGCCTCTAATAAAGCACCAGTTGTTGTAGGTTGGTCTGGCAACCATTCTGTAAATGCTACTCTTTGAATTGCCATTTATTTTCCTTAAACTGTTACTTCATCCCAAGAGGTTGTTGCTTCATTCCAAGTAAAACGACCTTCGTCTGTAGGATAATCTACAGGTGCTTTCCATTGTGCTTTGTCTTGATCTAAAACCCATGAAGCATAAGGTTTAGGTGCAATAAAAGCATCACGACCTTCGTCATAAGTGTAACCTACACCAGCATAATTCTTACGAATACGACCATTGTAAGATGTTTGTTTCCAAGTGCCACCTAAAAGATTGGAGCAAAAGTCTATACCTTTTTGTTCTGACTCTTGACCATTTTCATCAAGAATGTCTTGGTTAGCTACGACAATTACTTTTGTTACTATGTTGTTTTCTAATTGAGCAAAATGTGCCATTGTTATTTCCTTTGTTGTTAAGCTGTATAAGTGCCTGAAGCTGTAAATGTTAATATAGTGTTAGCACCACTTGTTGTTACTGTTGGGCTTCCTGTAGTTGTTCCTGTATACCTATTTGTGGGTACAGATAATATTACCACACCAGAGCCACCAGCACCTCCAGTAGCACCTGAAGCTGTATAACCACCGCCTCCACCGCCACCTCCTGTGTTTGCAGTTCCAGCAGTTGCAGTAGTATCTGTACTTGTGCCTGCTCCACCTCCGCCTGTTCCACCAGCACCAGCAGTTGCAGGTTGTGGACCAAAAGCACCACCACCACCACCTCCAGCATAAGTTACTGAACTACCTGTAATAGAACTAGCTGAACCTGCACCACCAGCACCTGACGCACTTCCTACACTGTTGCTACCTACAGATCCTGCTCCCCCACCACCGCCTGTAAGAGCACCAGAAGAACCATTGCCACCAGCATTACCTTGACTTGCTGTACCTGCACCACCAGTTCCATTAAAATATGCACCACCGCCTGAACCGCCTGCTACTCCAGACCTAGCACCAAGCTGACCACAAGCACCGCCACCACCGCCTGTAACAGTTGTTAATCCTGTAAATGAAGTATTTGTGCCATTAACTCCGTCTGCAACAGCACCTGAACCAGCACCACCACCACCTACTGTAGCTGTATAAACAGTACCTAAAGTAAATGTAGTAGTTCCTGATAACAAACCTCCAGCTCCGCCACCTCCACCAATACCACCGCCACCACCTGCTCCACCTGCTATTGTTAAATAAGATGCGGTATAAGAACCTACCAATGTACCAGAACTTGTAAATGTATGTATTGTGTTTCCACCAGATGATGTTACAGTTCCTCCTGTGAATTGTTGTGAGCCAGCGTATGAGATGATAACTGTTCCTGAACCGCCTGCTGCTGCAGTTCCTGGACCATTTCTACCACCACCACCACCGCCTGTGTTAGCTGTGCCTGCTGTTGGTGTGCCTCCACCTGCACCGCCACCTCCTGCACCACCAGCACCACTATTACCACCTCCACCACCAGCATAAGTGACAGAGCTTCCTGATATGCTAGACGCAGTTCCTGCACCTCCAGCACCACTTGATACATTACTTGCAGAACCAGCAGCACCTGCACCGCCACCCCCTGCACCTACATAAGCATTTACGCAAGCACCACCGTTATTTCCTTGACCTACAGTTCCAGTTCCACCACTTTGACTTCCAGCAGCATTACCCCCAGCACCACCTCCAGAACCGCCATTTTGTCCAGCACCGCTTAAATTACCACCGTATCCACCACCTGTAGAAGTAACAGTTGTTAGACCTGTTCCAGCCAATGATGAATTAACTCCATTTGTTGCAGCAGCACCTCCAGCACCTACGGTTACTGTGTAAGTTGCAGGATAGTAAAGTGTTGTAGAGCTTGTAAGAAGTCCACCTGCACCTCCACCACCGCCATTTGAATTGCCGTCAGCATTACCGCCTCCACCACCACCAGCCACTACTAGATAACTAGCTTCTACTGCTGTAGCAGGGACTAATGAACCTGAAGCTGTGAATGTATGAATTTGATTACCACCTGAAGTAGTAACTGTGCCACCTGTAAATTTAGGTGTAGCAGATGTGTAAGATATGATGACTACGCCTGAACCACCAGCACCACCACCTTTATGTGAAGTACCTGTTGTGGTAGATGAACCTGCTCCTCCTCCACCACCACCTGTATTTGCAGTTCCTGATGTACCTATTGTATTAGAGCCACCAGCTCCACCACCTCCAGCACCACCAGCACCACCAATAGCTGTAGAGTTTCCACCACCACCACCACCACCACCAGCATAGGTTACAGAAGAACCTGAAATACTAGACGCTGTACCAGCTCCTCCTGCACCTGCATTAGAGCCAGAAGATGTTGCTCCTACAGCACCAGCTCCTCCGCCACCACCAGCAGGATAAGGAGTTGTATTTATACCATTTCCTCCAGCATTGCCTTGACTTGGACTTGTGGAAGGTGTATTACCTGCACCGCCTGTGATGCTATAAGAACCACCACCACCTGAACCACCTGCTTGACCTGCTAATCCTCCTGTAACCTGATTACCGCCCTTACCACCACCTGTAGATGTTAAAGTTGTAATTCCTGTACCTGATAAAGAAGAGTCAGAACCGTTTGAATATGCTCCATCTGTTCCAGCAGGCTGTCCTGAACCACCACCTCCAACAGTAATAGTATAAGTAGTAAGGGTAGATAATGTTGATGTGCTTGTTCTATAACCACCTGCACCGCCACCTCCACCTGCCCATCCACCGCCACCGCCTCCACCAGCTACAACAAGATAGTCTGCGGATACATTGGTACTTTTAGACGATAAGACACCATAAGCTCTTGCGGCTTGGGTTGCTAGTCTTGACAATAATGACATTGTTAATTCCTATTTGAATTGAGTTTGTGCTGCGAATACTGTGAAAGCTGCTGAACCTGTCTTAACTATAGTATAAGAATAAGCATCTATACTTGAAGCGTTACCGCTAGTAGGAGCTGTGCCACCTTGATATTTAGGAGTAACAGAGTTTCCATCTATAGTAAGAGCATTATTGTAATAAGCAGTTGAGCCATTAGTCACTAAAAATACGACTGTAAGTGAATCATTAGTAGACATTAAAGTATTTAAAGATGTTGTTCCATTACCTCTAATATTAACTGTCCAGTTAGCACTTGCGTTAGATGTGTAGTATAACACAGACTGTGTTGTAACATCATAATTGATTGTGCCTGTAGCTGCAGTTGCAGAGATCGTTGCAGTTTCAGTAGCATTAATAAATGCAGAAGCTAGAGAACCTGTTGCACCTGTAAAGGTTTGTTTAGCTGTAAATGAATTGGCAGCAGTTGTTACAGGAATATTTGCACCTGCTAAAGTAGAAGCACCTGTACCACCTTGAGCTATAGGAACTGTAGTCGTGAAGCCTTGTATGTCAGCATCCCAAGAAGCAGCAGTTGTGCCTGTAATTAAGATACAAGTGCAAACTGTTGTAATACCTGCTGGGACAGTAGCTACTAGGTTTCCACCTGATGAGTTTACTGTAATAGCACCTGACGAGTTATTATGTATCTCGTAGCGTT